TTTTTTTTTTTTAAAAAACATAAAAAGAAAAAAAAAAAAAAAAAAAAAAAAAAAAAAACAAATAAAAAAAAAAAAAAAAAAAAAAAAAAAAATAATCTTTTCCGTTTCGGCACCGAGGCGGATTTTTTCGCGTTCGCGGGCACTGGCTTATACTTTGACACCTCCAGGCGGGAAGCGGCGCGCGACCCGCAAACGAGGGTCTTTCCCCGCGTAATATATACGTGCGTGCGTATGCGTTACGCTTTGACACCAGCCGTAGCCGATTTTGTGCGATTTGCGGGGCTTTCGTGTGTGGGGTGGTACAAGTTACCATGTGGAGAGAGAAAACGCGCCAAACGCGAAATTTTGCGTAAAATTTGGAAATGTGCAAATTTTGTTGTATCTTTGCAGCCCAAAATAAAAACGTAAGGATATGCAGAGAAAACACCAATACAAAAACGAGGGTGCGGAGGCGCGAGAGCGTGCGCACCAATTCGGGCAACCTGGAGCTAATCCCCAGGGCAACCCCGGCGCCGCCGTGGACGTGCGCAAATTCTTGCGCTGGGCGGAAACGGAGGCAACCGAGGAGGAATTACGTGCGTACGCAGCCGATAAGTCAAACCCGTACCTTAAGCGCCGGACGTGCGAGCTGATCCTAAACAAGCTGCGAAACGTGCGCGACCTGGCGGAGGTAATGAACCAAACCCACGGGCTACCGAAACAAGTAATCGAGCAAACGAACCTGCCGGAGGTTAAGATAGTACTGGAGTAATCTATGACGCTGGAGATTTCGCTAAATAAAAAGATAGCAACCTACCTGGAGCGGAGGCGCCCGCTTATGGCTTTGCAGGGTGCGCGGCGCGCTGGTAAGACATACACGGCTTGCCAGTGGCTTTTGCTAAATGCGTACAATGACGGGGACGTGGTACTGGTTGCAAGTATGACGAACGAGCAAGGACGCCGCGGAGCGTATGAAGATTGCCAAAACATACTGCGGAGCTGGGGAGAGTTTGGCGGGCTTTTCGACGTTTACAAATCCCCGCGCAAGATAGAGTGCAAGCGTAACAATACGACCAGCGGGCGGGCTGGCGTTTTGGAGTTCGCGAGTTTCGACGATCCCGAAACGGCAAAGGGTAGCGCGTGTGACTGGGTATTTATGAACGAGGCAAATAAATTTACTTTGCAGCAATACCTTGACCTGGCGGCAAACGCTCGCAAAGGCGTAATTATCGACTACAACCCAAACCAGCACTTTTGGATAGATGACCAGCTACCAGCGGAGGAGATACTACTTTGTAGCTGGGAGGATAACCGAAAGCACCTAACGGAGGCGCAGCTGGCGTATTTTCAAAAGCTTTATGATAACGCGCACCGTCCAGGTGCAACGGCGGCGGACTGGTATTATTATCATGTTTACTACCTTAACCAGTACTCCGACCTGGCGGGGGATATTTTCACGCCAGCGGTAATACGCAAGTGCGAGCCGGACGCGGTGCCCTGGGCGCAATTACGTAACCCGGTGGTATTTGGCGATCCGTCCGCGCTTGTGGGTGCAGACTGGTTCCCGTTGACGCTATCCGCTTGCGCGCCGGACGGTACTATTTACGTAATAGATGCGGATAGCACGAACGAGGGCGGAAAGGCGGAGCGATGCGGAGCTATAGAACGAATGCTGGGACGCCTGGATAACACGCGGGTATATATTGAGAGTAACGGCTATATAGGCCAAAGTTTCATCGAGTACGCCCGCGGGGATAATCCGCAAGAAAAGCCGCCGCGCCCGCTCCAAGTGGAGGGATGGTGCTCGCGCGGGGATAAATTCGAGCGTATACTGGCGGCTTACGAAACGATACGCGATCGGGTGGTATTTGTAGAGCAACCGCGCCTGGCTGAATACCTTAAACAAGTGTACGAGTTTGCGCGCAAGTGCCCCCACGATGATAATATAGACAATATAGCGAGCGTTACGCGTTTACATAAATTTATCGAACAATAAAAAAAATAATTGCGTAAAATTTGGAGGTATGCAAATTTTGTTGTAACTTTGCCGCCAAATTTGAAAATATGAGAATAATTGACGAAATAAAACGGCGCTTTTTCCGGGCTGGCGAGGTTATAAACTGGTGGGGTTCGCGCTCCTGGTTTGATAACTGGGGATTTTGCAAAAATAAATTTGCCGATGTAATTTGGTACAATATCTGCGATATACTTACCGATTTAATTGAGGACGTCAAATTACAAAACGACGCTGGTACTGACGCGAGCCTGCAAAAATATATAGCTTTTAAGGTTTTCGTATATACCCACGGAAAGCAGGTGCTGCAGCGTCTTTTTGACGAGGGTTACGTGGTAATCGGTTACAATTTTAATACGTCCGTTTTTTGGCAAATGCGCGAGAGCGAGTACGAAAAAATTTCTGCGGACGATGCGACAATAGTAAGGCCTAAAAACCCGGATGAGGTAAGGGCTTACGTTATGAAAAGTTCCACGTATGTAACCTATGCAAGAGCGACCGCGCTATTTGTAAGGGTTTCCTGGATTTCCTGGATGACGTATTAAACGCGAGCGCTACGGTATCCAAACGTTTAGGCGCCGTTGTAGTGGCAAGTCCGAAAAATCTAACGAACGCCCCCACGGCTACAGTACTAACGAAGGAGCAAAAAAAGGAAATGGAGGAGGAAATGCGACGCGATTACGGAGCGCTATCTAACCAGTCAAACCTTATGCTTTTGCCGCGCGAAATGAGCTGGCAAGTTATAAACCTGGCTGGGCTTGAATTGCGTATGCAGGAAAAAGTAAAAACGGCTATCCTTGCGATCGTAGACCGTATAAAAATCCCGGCTAACCAGGTGGCGATTATTGACGCGCAAGGTAACAAGCAGCTGGCTAACGGTAGCGAAATACGCGAGGGGGATAAATTGAAATATAAAACTTTCCGGCGTCTTTTTGAGCGCACGTTCGTAGATATGGCACGCGAGTACGGTATACGTATATCTTACCAAATCGACGGAGAGCCTATCGGAGAGAGTAGCCAGGTAGTAGCACAATAAAAAAAACTATACAATTATGGAGAGATACGTACAACCAATTCGCAAGAGCGACGGCTTTAAAAAGCAATCGCACATAGTACGCGATACCGTTTTAATCGGTTCCTGGGAAGATACACAAAAGATACCCACGGAAACGTTACGCAAGTGGACAGACGAACCGGATAAGCTTGACGGCCTTATTATTAAGGGCTACGAAATGAAATGGAACGAAACCAACGAAAACCGGGAACGTTACGACGATACCGCTTTCGCTGATTTTATCCAGTCTTATTTCGTGGACAAAGGTTTTAATATGCCAGTAGATATTAACCACGAGGGCTGGCGTAACTGGTTCGCTTATTGCGGTCGTGTTCTTTATATAGAAACCAATACGGTAGGCTTTTATTTCGTTATTTACGTACCGCGCACTTACCCGGATTATAACCGCCTGGTATGGGCTTTGCAAAATGGTATTATCCAGGGCTTTAGCAAAGAGGGTTACGTAGACTGGAACGATTACGACCCGATATATAACGAGGACGGCACTTTTGCTTACGAGCAAATACATAAAATTCGTGTTGTAGCCGTTTCGCTGGTAGCCACCCCGGCAAACGGGTTGCCGTTTGAGCAAATGCGAGTAACTACTAACTCGCTTATTTTCGAGGATAAGCGAGAGAATAAAACCGACAATCCTACGAAGGAGGATTTTTAAGTATTAACCAAAACACAACAAAACAATGAAAAAGAAATTACAGAAAGTAATCGACGCGATTAACGCGCGATTAGTTAAAAACACGCTTTCCGATGACGCCCGCGCAATGTGGGAGGAGGTACGCGCTGCGTTTGAGGCTTTAGCCGAGGACGGTCAGGAGCACACTATTACCGAGCTGGCTGACCAGTTCGAGCAAATCAAAGCCAAGTACGACGCCCAGGATGAGGAAATCGCAAACCGCATCCAAAAGGTACGTGACGAGGTTATGGCTATGGTTAAGGATACCAAAAGCGTAAAGGATAAATTTACGCCGGAGGTACGCCGTGCTATCGCTAACGCTATCCACTCCGCTCATAACCTCAAAGAGGTAAAGGAGAATATCGCTGCGGTATGTAAGGAAAACGCTATCGAGGTACGCACAAAGCGTGACAGCGTTTCCGGTTTGAGTTACGCGGAGATTATCGATTACGCCCTCCAGCTTAAGCAGGAGAATAACGACGAGATTTTCGACGCGCTCTACAAAACCAACCGCTCCAAGTTCTTCTACGGGGAGCTTGACCCGACGAACCCGGCAAATATCGCAAAGCAGCACACGAAAGGCCAGCAAAAAGCCGAGCAAGAGCTGGCTGTAGAGGGCAAATCCTTAAGCACCGCGTATATCTACAAACTCCAGTCTTTAGCTCACGAAGATTTGGACGATGCGCGCGAGGCTGGCGAGGAGGCTCGCTTACTGGCTGATATTCGCGAAGAACTGATGCGCGCGGTTAAGGGTTTGGCGGTTCGCGCTATTCTCGTAGGCGACGCTTACAACCCGAGCGGCTCAAAGGTTACGGTATTTGAAACTATCGGTACCAAGACCACAAGCGACCTCTTTACGACCGTCGTAAGCCCAGCAACCGCAAACACTCCGACTATTGCGGACCTACGTAAGGCCGCCGCAAAGGTTAAGACGGAGCGTAAGTTGGCAGTAATGACCTCCGACCTTAAGCTGGCGCTTTCAGCTCGTCCGAGCGGAGCCGATACCCACTTCTACACCGACGAAGAGTTTGCCGCTCAAATCGGAGTAGACAGAGTTATCACAAAAGATTTCATCGGCGACGTAAGCGGTTTGCACGCCGTAATCTTTGACCCGGACGAGTACTGGGTAAAAGAAAAGAACGTAATCGATACGGCTTTCCCGGAGTTCCGCGACAACCGCCAGGGCTATATTTACGAAATAAATATGGGTGGAGCGATCCACGGCCTGGAGAGTACAGCAGTACTGCGTGGCTAACCAACCGAACGGAAACGGGGAGCGTTCCACGTGGAACAATCCCCGCCCGTTTAGGGAATTACGAAAGTATTAACTAACAAGATTTTAACAAATGACAAAGCAATGGTACCAGGAGAACGGTTACGAATTAAGTAGCCTTATAAGCGACAACGCTATAGCTCGTGCAGAGCGTGACGTAACCGATGCGTATATTACCCCAATAGTGGGCAATGCCGAAAACGTAGACGAGGAGGTATTGCAGCGAGCAAAAGGTAATCTCGCCTTTCTGCTGATACTACAGCGTACTATTTTTGCCACTCGTGCCGGGGCAAAGGTTAAAACCGGGTATAATTCGCAAGACGCGGACGCCTGGGGAAAGCTCCAGCAAGAGGCCTTCAGTTGCCACCTGGCAATAGAGGCGCTCAAAAGAGAGCCGGGCGTAAACGTTGACGCGCAAGTTACTGATATTTGTAAAATCTATTTTAAAACTAATTTTTTCAATTTATAAGATTATGGCTTCTTGTGTCGGAAATATCGCAGGAAATATCGGCCTAAATTGCGATAACCCTATAGAGGGTGGTTATACTGGCCGCGGCGTACTTATCCCTATGGAGGCAGTACCCGTTCTTACTAAAAACGCACAAAATCCCCGAATTATTGAGGATATCTCTCTCGCCAGCGGCGCGAAAGTGGTAAAGGTAGATAACGAGGGCAGCGCTCCGTTTGACGGTTCTTCCACTACTGGAAACAATGACGCCGGATACGTTAAGTTTACGAAAGTAATCTCGGTGCGTATGCCGGAACGTGGTGCCGATTTTGCGGCAAAGGTTGTAGAGCCGCTGGTAAAATCCGGTCGTGGCTTTATCGGTATCTTTGAGAAAGTAGACCGGGTAGGCGATGGCTCGTTTGAGGTAATTGGCGCGCAGTCCCCGCTTAAAGTCGTAGACCCCGCAACGGTTACGCGTACAGATACCGCCAGTGGTGGCGGCGCCTGGGTTGCGAATTTGCAATCGTCGGAGGTATACGCTGAAAGCGTACTCTTTGATACCGACTACGCTACAAGCCTGGCAGCTTTCGAGGCTTTGTTGGCTTTGGCGTTCTAAAGTAAGTCCCGCGGTAAAAACGCCGCGGGGCGTGCTTTTCTTTGATTTGTGAGCGTTTTATAAGTTATGTGGTACAAGTTACCACGCAAACAATTTAAAGCGCTTAAAACGAAAATTAAGTAAAAAATTTATTTCTAATTATGAAACCTATTTATAAATCTTTAGCGCTTGCGGCTATGACGCTGCAAGTATCGGTTAGCTTGCAGGCGCAAGTAACTGACGGGGAAAATATCAACGAAACCCCGATACCCGCAGAGGTACTGGATAGCTTACGTGTTGAGCTCGTAGCTCCTAACGTATCCGGCGCTCGCGACCTTATTAAAAGCGGGGAGTGCACGGTAAGCGATAACGCGTTAAGTATCACGCTGAACGCCGGAGACTGGCTCAAAGGCGGCGTATATCGTCTGCAGGTAAGTGCTACCTTTGGCACGCAAACGCAGGTTATTTACGCCCTGGATATTACCGTACCGCGTTACGGTTCGCTCGCAAGCGAGCCGCAGGAGTACGAGGACACCGTGACGGTTGTTTCGACGTACGGAGACGGTGACAAAAGCGGCGCAGATGCAACCGTGTACGCAAAAGACGGGGACGGAAACGCGCACGTAACTACTCCGTTAAGTATTGGTAACGGAGTAGCAACAGGCGGCGGCTCTATAGCGAGCGGTAACGTCGTAGGAGAGGGCGCGAGCATTCAATCAACAGGCGAAGGCTCTATAGCGAGCGGTAACGTCGTAGGAGAGGGCGCGAGCATTCAATCAACAGGCGAAGGCTCTATAGCGAGCGGTTACGCCGGAGATGGCGCGAGCATTCAAGCAACAGGCAGCGGCGCTATAGCGAGCGGTAACGTCGAAGAAGAGGGCGCGAGCATTCAAGCAACAGGCAGCGGCACTATAGCGAGCGGTTACGTCGGAGATGGCGCGAGCATTCAATCAACAGGCGACGGCGCTATAGCGAGCGGTAACGCTAACGCTACTTACGGAAACGTAGAGGCGAGCGGACAGGCGTCGCAGGCTTTCGGTATCGGCGTAAAAGCAACGCAAGACGGCCAAATGGCAGTCGGCAAGTGTAACGTAGTGGACGATGACGACACGTTCGCGTTTATCGTCGGAAACGGTACAGACGACGAAAACCGCAGTAACGCTTTCGCGGTTACGAAATCCGGCGGACTGGCTCTCTTTGAGGCAGACGGTACGCCCGTAATCCTTGACGCTGCAAAACTTAAGGCGCTCATCGCGAGCTTATCCTAATGGCAACTGAAAAGCGTACATTGCACCCCCTTATGTGGGCGGTAATCGGACTGACGGCGGCAAGTGTAATCTTGCTGCTCGTCGGTTTGCTTTTGCCTCCGCAAGGAGAGGTGCATCCGTCCTTGCTTAAGGGGCTGGCTATAATTACGGCGGATATTGCGTTGGTAAATTTCGCTTATGCTATCGTAAGTAACAAAGTTGCTACTTTCAAGTATGGAAAGACCACTACAACGGTAGGTAGTCGTAACTCTAAAAAGGTATGAGAAAAATAACCGAAATAATCATACATTGCGCGGATACGCCGGAGGGTCGCGATAACAAAGCGGCGGATATACGACGCTGGCACAAAGCGCGCGGTTTTAACGATATAGGTTACCACTACGTAGTAGATTTGGACGGCACTATAGAACCAGGGCGCGACGTGGAGATAGCAGGCGCGCACGCTAACGGACATAACGCTAAAAGTATCGGCGTTTGCTATATAGGCGGGGCGGATAAGAGTATGAAACCAAAAGACACGCGTACGGACGCGCAAAAAACCTCGCTGCGGCTACTGCTTAAGTACCTGGTACGAAAGTATCCGGGTGCAAAGATTTACGGCCACCGCGATTTCAGCGCTAAACCGTGCCCGTGTTTTGACGCTAAAAAGGAGTACCAGGAGCTATGCGAGTAATACGATTTTTTTCCGTAATACTGATATCGGTAGTTTTGACGGCTTGCGCGCAAACGCGCACGGTAAAGGTTACGGATTACCGCGACCGGGTAGTTACTGATACCGTGGAAAAGTTACGCGTGGATAGCGTGTACGTAGCGCGCTGGATAAAGCAAAAAGGCGACACTATTATTTTGCACGATACGATACTAAAGTATCGGGTTTTGCACGATACGGAAACGGTTAAGGAATACGTGCATGATAGTATACCGTACACGGTAGAGGTAACGAAAGATGTACGCAAGCGTAACTGGTACGACCGCTTTACAAGCTGGGGCTTTTGGATTTTGGCGCTATTACTTTGCGCCCGGATAGCCTGGTGGGCTTTCAAAACATTTTACTTACGTAAGTAATTAAAGGCGCGCGGCGTTCCTGGCGTTTTTCGCGATTTGCGACGATTTTAGAGCCTGGGTGGTACATTTTACCGCCTGGGCTTTTTGATGCGCTTAAATTAATTTTTTGCGTAAAATTTGGATATATGCAAATTTTGTTGTAACTTTGCCGCCGCAAAGTTAAATTTTTATGGTTATGAATTACGACGAAATCAAAAACAAGCTGCGTGAAATAGTAGATACTACAGCCGCGGCGTTAACGCCGGAGCAAAAGGCGGCGCTACGAGAGTACGCAAAAACGTACGGGGTAGAGTTTAAGCCGAAACCCCGCTGCGTAAGTTGTTACCACGATGCAGCTATGGCTATTTGGGAGCGCGTCAAAGAGCAGGAGGCGAAAGAGATCGCGCCGGAGGATACGCGTAAGTATATCCTTAAGCCCGGTGTGGATGTTTTTTTCGGTTCTATCCGAGTAAATGATATAACGCTAACGGATACGCTTGCAGAGCAAATCCTAGCGCGTGGTTTTAACCGCAAATACTTTATAAAATGCGAATAACCGAGCGAACACTTTACGCCACTATTAAGCCCGTAGAAAAGTACTTCCGGGAAAATATGGAGGCCGAGATAATGCGAGCCGCCGAGGGAAAGTTTGGAGGTATGTATGACCTGGAGTTCGCTACGTTTTGGGCTTGCGCCGGAGGGGATTTTTCTAACCTGGGGGATATGCGAAACCCAACCGTTTTGCAAGTGTACTGGGTTAAGCGCTTTAATAAGTTCGTGGAGGAAATAACGCAAGCCCTTAAGGGTTTGACGTTAAACCCCACGGCAGAAGAAAGCAAAGCAGGGCAAGGGCTTTTGCAAGTTACCTGGGGAGAAAGCATCCTTATTTTTCTGCAGCAATTTTTCGGGCTTAAAAGCTACAAAGAGGCCGAAAAGATTACAATAGGCGAATTACTGATAGCAAAGCGAGCGCAGTATAATAAAGACCTTTTCCAACGCAAACTAGCAAATATACAACTGGATAAATTACGGAAAAAATGAGTATAATCGAAAAAATTAAGCAGAGCGTGGAACGCGCTACCGGGCTACCGTTCTACTATGACACGCCGCAAACTCTTAACGTTCGCCTGGATAGGGCTGAATTTCCTTGCGCCATGTTGCATATAATAACCAGCGGAGCCGTGCAAGATACTAATGGAATACTCCGGGAACGCCTTAACCTGGAGGTATTGTTTACCACTACCAGCCACCTGGATTTTGACGGTACGGACGTAGAAAATAACGAGCTGGACGTTATGAAGATGCACGCGTTTAAGTGGATCCTTTCTCTTTTCCGTTCGCGTACTTTGCGCCTGGTAACGCTTAACGGTACGAACCGCTACTACGCTACGGACGACGCTATTTATAGCGCTTACGGAGTTAACGTTACGCTTGAGGAAATCCAGGGCGTAACCGCGTGCGATTTTGAGCCCGAAAAGTAGCACTTTTATACTACCTTTAGGTAGTACTGCAAATTTTTCTGCAAATTTGCGATTTAAGCGCACGAAATAGTAAAAAGGTATAATTTACCAACTTAACAAAATAAACCCGTCAAAACGCAAGAAAATGGCTAATACACTGGAGGATGATATTATACGGATACTTTCCGATACGCGCGACAAAATACGCGCTAATATGGAATCGCAAAAGGTTAACGCTTCCGGGCGTACGGCCGCGAGTATACGTGTAGAGCCTTACGAGGGCGGCGTTAAGCTCGTAGGTGGTACGGATAGTGACCACAAGATAGAGGATTACCCGGCTATCCTTGGAACGCTGGACGCGTCCGACACCGCGCCTATACCCACACTAGAGGTGGGGCGCGTAGGTGGTAAAGTACCTCGCGGGTTCTATTATATAATAAGAGAGTGGAGCCGAGAGAAAGGTTTAAGTTTTTCCAGCGAAAGCGAACGCGGTACGTTTTCCTATTTTGTCGCGCGCAAAATCGCGCGGAGCGGTACCAAGCGCTCTATCGATCCTCTGGATATTTATAGCACCCCGGTAGAGGAGGCAAAGACAAAGATTAACGCAATACTTAAGGAGAGCCTATCTCGCACGGTACGCGCCGCCCTGGGCGGTTCTACCGTCAAAGGCTTAAAGGGAGCGTTTAACTGATTTTTTTATTTTTTCACGATTTTTGACGCGAAAAAATACTTATATACACATATATACACACGTAAACTAAATAAAAAAAAAAAAAAATAAAAAAAATCTATGGCAGAGAGTAGAGAGAGCACAATTTTGGACGTTAAACTGGACGCCGGAAAGGTTGCCCAAGATTTGCAGGATTTAATTACCCGTATCGCGGCGTTAAAAGCCCAGCAGAAAAGCTTAAACGAGGAAATTAAAGCAGGCAATGACGTGGACGGAAAGTACGCGGAGCAACTAATCCGCGTAAAAGACCAACTCGCATGGACGGAAAAGCAGGCGAAAGGCTTAAGCGCTACAACCAAATTATTAAACGCCGATACTTTGACGTACTCGGATAGTTTGAACGGCGAACGCCAAAAACTTGCAGATATGCAAAAGGCGTACGACCAGTTAGACCGTGCCCAGCGCGAAAGCGAGGGCGGTAAAGCTTTCCTGGAGTCCCTTAAAGCGCAAAGCGATGCTGTTAAAGGACTGGAGGAGAGTACGGGTAGAGCGCAACGTAACGTCGGTAACTATCCGAAAGTATTCAGTAAGGCAGAAAGCACGTTAGCAAAATTTGGCGTATCTTTGCAAGACTTACAGACGAAAGGATTAAAAGCTTTTAATGGACTTGGGCAAAGTATTAAAGCGTTTGGTAAGGCTTTTATAACTCCACCAGTAGGCCTTGTTGTTGGTATTTTAAGCGCTATAATGCTTGTAGTGCAAAAGGTATCCGCAGCGTTTAAGAAGAACGATGACGCTATGACCGCCCTACAAAAGGCTTTCTCTATCTTTAAGCCTATCGGGGAGGCTATCGGGGCGGTATTTAACGCCCTGGCTAATTCTATCGCTAAAGTGGCAGAGGGAGCGGCAAAAGCCGTCTCCTGGATAGTCGGAAAACTCGCACCCGGTTACAAAAAAGCAGCCGACGAGGCGCAAGCCCTTGTGCAAGCACAAGACGACCTCCAGGAGGCGGAGCGCAAATATACCGAAAACTCCGCAAGGCGTAACAGGGATATTTCAGCGTTACGCGCGGAGGCTATGGATAAGGAAAAGCACACGGCGGCAGAGCGTAAAGAGTTACTGGATCAAGCTATAGAGCTTGAAAAGGCGAACCTGGAGGAGGAGAAAAAGATAAAAGCGGAGCAGCTCCGTATACTGGAGGAAACGGCGCGCCGGGAACGTGACACCTCCGACGAAACAAAGGATAAAATCGCGCAAGCGCGCGCGGCTATGTACCAGGCGGAGCAAAGCTATTACGACGGCGTGCGAACGCTGCAAAAACAAAGGTCCAACTTTGACAAAGAGATAGCGAGCGAGCAAGCGAAAGCAGCAGAGGAGGCGCGCAAAAAACGCGAGGCGGAGGAAAAAGCGGCTGCAGAGGCAGAGCGTGAACGCCAGGCGAACGCTAAACAAATAGCACAAGAGGCGGAGGATTTCACTATATCTTTGATAGAGGACGAAACGGCGCGCACTATAGCAGAGCGTAAGATACAAGGAGAAAGAGAAATTCAAGCGTTAAAGCAAAGGCTGGAAACCGAAAAAAACCTAACGGAGGAAAGCCGGGAGCAATTGGCCGAACTGATTAAAGGAAAGCAAGCCGCCCTGGATGCAGAATTACAAAAAATGGCTACTGACGCGGCTAACGCTTTAACAGAGCAACAAATACAAGCAGAGCAAGAGCGGGCACAGCGTATACTAGAATACAAGCGAGAGCTTGCGGAAAGTGGTAGTGAGGAAGAACTGGCGATACAAAAGGAATTGCTGGATTTACAACTGGCGCAAGAACTGGAAAACGTAGAGCTTACTGAGGAGGAAAAGTATCTAATACGTGAAACGTTCGCGAAAAAGGCGGAAGAACTAGACAAAGAGTATCATGATAATTTAGTACGGCAAGCGCAAGACGCAAAGGCGGCGTATTATGATAGTCTTATGTCAACGGCAAAAACGGCAGGCCAAACGTTTGGCGCAATGTCCGATTTATTGAGTAATTACGGAGAGCAAAACCAAGATGCAGCCGCGGCGTCAAAGGCTTTTGGTATTATGCAGATTATAACAGACCAGGCTATAAGTATAGCAGACACGGCTAAAGCGATTACGGCGGCAGTAGCAGGTGCTACGGCGGCGGCGGCAGCTACAGGCCCCGCGGCTCCGTTTACTTTAGGAGCGTATATTGCTTCAATGGTAGGTGCAGTAATCGGGGCGGTTGCGAGCGTGGCGAGTACGATCGCGCAAGCGAGACAGCTAATTAGTGGATCCGGAAAAGACGCCGGAAAATTTGCGACTGGAGGCGTTATACAAGGTAATAGCTATAGCGGCGACAAACTTATAGCGCACGTAAATAGTGCCGAGGGTATATATACTCCGCTGCAAGCTAATAATATCCTACAAGAGATAGCCAATAACCCGGCTCGCGGCGGATTTGATTACGGAAAAATGGCAGAGGCGATGACGGTTGCGGTGGAGGCTATGCCAGCGCCAAATATGGATTACACAGAATTTAAAAGTTTTGAACAAGAAGTAATAACTTATAACGAAATCTCAAAAGTATGACGTACAGAGGTATATATTTCAACGGGTACCAAGGAACCGCTTATGGGTTACAATTTTGGTGCAATTTTTTCCCGAATAACTGGTGGCTAGCAGATAGGCTGCTGGTTCTTGTATACGTTCCAAGACCTAGCGCTGGAACTAGTGAGAAAATATGTTTACGCGTAAATAATTCGGGGTTGGGTACCGCTCCGTATAACGACGTACTGACTTACGAGCTGGATAGTAATAATTATTGTATTATAGATCTTACCGAAATAATGCGAACATATCCGCCCGCTTTGCATAGTATATACGTAACATATGGCCAGGAAAATGCACCGCAAGAGGACTGGGGTATGATAGTAAGCCAGGCTGCAAAAGGTTTAATAAATCCGGCGGGGGTAATTATTCCAAAACACCCGTTAGAAGATAATGGGGTTATTATTATGCCGCCGTCGATGATGTATAGAGGAGTAGTTATGTTTGAGTGGCGCGCTGATACGTCCGGCTGGAGGGTGGAGGAATTTGACGAAGATATGTCTCAAGATGTTTTTCCGCTAGATGAAAATCATCACGTTTTACAAGACTCCTCAATCCTAATATATATATACAAGGGTACTGGTGCGAGCCAGGTAAGTTATCCTATAAAATTGCGGGATTTGGATTGCGAAAAGAAGTACGCCGAGGTTGAATGGCTTTCGTTTAGTGGAGAATACCGTAGGCACGTATTTGAAGTACGCGACGCAAAGAACGAAACGGATAACACTTTGGCGCTTATGAACCTATCCGGAGAGTTTACAGAGATAAAGGGAAGAACGGATACGTTTAACTTATACCTAGACGGGTTAAACGCTTATGATATGTGGTATTATTCCGATATTATGCAAAGCAGTGAAGTAAGTGTAAGCTTGGACGGAGGTAGAACTTTCCGACGCGTAAGCGTTTTAACGAAAGGGATAGAAATACCAAATACAAATATATTTACCAATAAGTTAGAAATAAACGTAAAATGGCAAGAATATGATGCAGTTATTTTGTAATGGTAGGCCTTTGGATTTATACGCAAATTCCGTAGTACAATTTACGCAGGAAAATCCTATTTTTTCCTTTGATAATCTTAAGTGCGAGCGAACGACGCAACTAAAGATACCGAAAACGTCAACAAATGACGAAATTTTTGCCCTTGCGCGTGTACCAGCTACCAGGGGAGAGGGGATGCGTAGAAAGTTTGATGCAAAAATGATTTTAAGCGGTATAACAAAGGAGGGATACCTATACGTAAGCAATTACAACGGTAAGGATTATGCGGCTATTTTCGTAACTGGAGAATTTGTGGCATTACAAAGAGCTAAAGACGCCGGAAAAATTAAGGATATAATTACGCCAAATGTGACTACGTTATGGGGTAATCCAGTAGACGCCAATACGGCACGCACGGAGGTTTGGAAATGTATAAAGTATATGCAAGAAAAGCGTCCGCTACCTATACCTATACCAAGTTATAGGTTAAAGTACGTACTGGATGAATGCGCGGCCGCTTTAGGTTTTAATTTAAATTTACCGAGTGCAGTAAATTATTTGCGTATTATTCCGGCAAAATTAAAAGAGTATTCAGCAAGCGGACTTATTGCATCCCAGCCAAACACGGCAAGTTCTATAATGAACCAATTATTACAATATGACCGATTATTTGAGCCGTGCGAAATAGTTCTAAATAATGCCGTTGGAGAGTCGTATTACTGGCAGGATGCGGAAGCTGTGCACCAACCTGAGCAACGCGTAAATTTTACGCGCGTAGAGCAATACGGAAAACTGCAAGGTTTAAGGGCCAAAATGGATTTAATCCTAACGTTTAATAGTGACGCTGCGGGTTATTTTATTTATACAAATACGGAATTTGGGGAGCACGGCGGTTCTTCAACGGCTCCTGAACCGTATGGGGCTCCTTCCTGGGCATTGATTGCTAGCAACTTAGAGACTACCGAGGGCGCTTTAAGTGGCGGTTTTGTTTTTATTAACGGAATCGTTACCCGTTTTGAGAGGGAGCAATTAGCGCTGCCTAATCCCGATTATGAACAGGGAGAAAATAATAACTATTTTATTCCGGCAGGAACGGAGTTCACGCTTATAAATACCCAAGACGTAAAACCAGGTTTTACCTATTCGGAATTACAAGCAGCTCCTAGCGGTACAACGTTTAAAGCGTTTAAGTTTGAGGATAGTGCTGGACGTCCTTATAATATATATGGCCAGCCAGCTTATTCTTTAGAGGTGGATATACAGACGCAGAAAGCGCAAGAGAATGAATTAGTACAATTATATCCAAACCTGCCTGACGTTACTTTTGTCGACCTCCTTAAATTAGTATCTTATTTAACGGGTACTTTTATAAATTTTAACGATGCAAATAATACGATTACGTTTGAAAATTTAGACCTTGACGCTAGCGCTTTAGATATATCAAATAAAATAATATCTATACAAGAAATAAAGCGTACTTTTGCGGACTGGTCCCGGCGTAATATAGTCACGTTTACGCACGATGATACGTTATTTCAATCGGATTATATTAATATAGTGTACGAGATAGATAACGACACGATAAATACAGAGAATGAGATAGGCAAAATTTTTGCGTCGGAGGGTAGTATGTTTGGTTCTGCTATTTATATGCGTAATATGTTTGATAACATATCAAAGGATACGATTTGCAACGCCACCCAAGGTAGCGAATTATTGCAACGCGTTACGCTTGTAGAAAATAGTGCGATCTCCAGGCTATGTGCGAAAAGTACACAAGTAGAAATGACCGCACGCCTGGCTTTGCTTGAATACTACCAAATAAAACCAAATACTATAATATACGTAAACGGTTTAAGGTATATATGGACTAGCAGACAATGGGAAAAAGACGTCGTTAAGTTTACACTTGCGAAAATATAAAGCGTAAAATTTGGAGGTATGCAAATTTAGTTGTACCTTTGCGGCGGATTTGTTTGTTTCATAATACTTTCTTTTGGATGGGGTAGAGCGGTTCGCGTAGTGAGTACGCGGCCGCTTTTTTTATGTTTTATAGCATATTTTAGGGCTAAAAATGCTAAAAAATGCAAAAAAAATCAAAAAAAATGCAAAAAAATTACAAAAAAATTTGCATATATCAAAAAAATGTTGTACCTTTGCACCGAATTTGAAAAACAACCCAATAAGTAACCCAAAAAAATTAACAAGATTATGAACAAAAATTATTTGACAAAGAGCTACGGAGAAATCCAACTGAACACGGCAACGATAAACCGTAATTTTCGTATTAAAGTAAACGGTATCGTTAACGGCGTAAAGGTTAACAAACTGGTGGGCGTTAGTGGTTTGCTCGCAATCCTGGGCGGTTCTTGGGATAAGCTGGTTAAGTTCGTACTCCGCGCGTTCAATAATCTTACGGACAAGTGCGCGTGCAAAATATACGGCGGCGCTACCGTTACCTTTTACGCTAAATAATTAACCAAATAAACATCTAAAAGAATATGAAAGCTTTTAAAGGATTTTACAAAGACCTCACTTGTAGAGGCTTCCAGTACAAAGTAGGAGAAACGTACGAGGAAGAAAAGGCAGAGCTTTGCCGCGCTGGTTTTCACGCTTGCGAAAGCCCAGTAGCGTGCTTGCAACACTACGACCCAGCTACCAGCGTTTACCACGAGGTAGAACTGGAGGAGGTAAGTAACGAAAAAGGTACCGATACAAAGCGCGTCGGCAAAAAGATTACGATAGGCGCGGAAATCGGTATCCACGAAATTTGCCGCCTTACGTTTGAGTATGTCAAAGAGCACTGCACAAACCAAAACAACGCGGAGAAAGGAAAGCCAGCCACGGCGGGCTCTTACGGTGCAGCGAGCGCGGGCTCTTACGGTGCAGCCACGGCGGGCTCTTACGGTGCAGCGAGCGCGGGCTATCGCGGTGCAGCGAGCGCGGGCGAAAACGGTGCAGCGAGCGCGGGCTCTTACGGTGCAGCCACGAGCCGTGGAAAATCGGCAACTGGAAAGCAAGGACTATCCGTAGCTCGCGGTAATAACGTTCGCGTTAAAGGAGGACTTGGCGCGGTTTTGGTAATCGCAGAAGAAAACAAAAACGATTACTCCGTTAAAGAGTTTGCCACCGCTATAGTGGACGGTAAGGATATTAAAGCAGATACATGGTATAAGCTGGAAAACGGCAAACTGGTAGAGGCTGACGAATAAAAACGCACCCCGTCCCGCTCAAAGCCACGGCGCGGCTAATGCGCAAAGAGGGAAAGCCCGAAAGGAGCGGGGCGGGCTGCAATTTTGAAACAAACGGCAAAGAGTGCCGGATATTATATTATAAACCAATTAAAACCAAAAAGAAAATGGAAACAAAACAAAACGATTTTGCCGCCCAGGTTGCGGCAGATGCAGCGGCGCAAGCACACGCCCAAGAAATCAAAGAAACACGCGTCGGCGGTTTAGGTGGTAGCGACGCAGCCCTTGTTCTACGTGTATCGACTAAAGGGCTGGCAGGCTTAACGGCTACTGATTTAAAGCGTTTGTGCGTAATGTGTGGAACGTACGTCCAGGAGGATTTCGGCGGTAACGCGTACACGAACGCTGGGCACGCTTTCGAGGATTACGCAGAAAAGAACCTCCCCTGGGGAATTGCTGACAATACACCGAAAAACTACAAACGGGAGCTCGTAATGAGCCAAAAGCTCGCGCTTAACTTTAAGACGTTCGCGCACGCCGATTTCGCGGTAATCGAGGGAAACGATACGCACGTAATCGAGTGTAAGTTCGTACAACAAAACACCGCGAAAGTGGTAGCAAAGTATTACGCGCAACTCCAGTGGTACTATATGCTGGGCGCGAAATCCGTACAACTTTGCCACGGTACCGGGAACGTGGAACCTTTCGAGGTACTGGAGTGCAGCCTGGTAAATGTAGAGCGCGACGAGGAAACGATTAACCTATTACTCCAGGGCGTTAAGATAATCGACGATGCGCTTACAAGCGGTTGGCGTCCCGAACCCCTGGAAAAGGAGGTACTATCTAACACGCCGGAAGTAATACAGCAAGCCTTTGCAGAGCTGGAGGAGGTTAAGACCCTGGAGGCGGAGCTGAAAGCCCGCAAAGATGCTGCGGCTGGTACGCTTAAGCAATACCTGGAGGACTGGGGATTTACCGGGATACTCGCAGAGGGTACAAAGCACCAGGTAATCTATACAAAGGGCGGCGTATCTAAAACCTTTGACGCGGCGGCTTTCCTCAAAGACCACCCGGAGTATCACGAGCACCCGGAGTACTGGAAAACTACTAATCGCGCCGCAAGTGTATCCTTTAAATAATCCGCTTATGCAAGTAATAAAATACCGAAACAAACACGGCGCGCTATTTAAGCCTGGAGAAAAGCCCTACTGGCTGAACTGTAAGCAAAAGCACACCAGCGGCGGCTTATTACTCGCAAACCTGGTATTTTGTCCCGAAACGGACGGGCTCCGCTGGATAGGACATTGTGAAAAGTGCGAACTATTTAAGGGGCACGAACGTTACAAGGGCGTAAAATGCGAAAGCACAAAACCGTACAACCCACCCGCCTATTTTAGAGGCGGATAAATCCAAAAAAAAATAACCAATAAAAACAAAAAGAAAATGGAAAAGCAATTTATTAAAGAGCTGGTTGAGCAAATTGTAGCCGCAGCGTTAAACACCGAAACGAAACCTATTAAATCGGGGATTGATTATGGATGGCAGGATTTTGCCCTGGTATCCGATGCAGACGCGGAGGAACTGTTAAAAGAAAGTAGTATCCTGATAGTTGGTACGATATACGAGAGCGGTAACGTATCGCTGAATATAAGCGTACCCACAACGCCTGCAAACGGGGACGCGTTACGCGATGCGTTTAAGCGCCTAAAAGCTAAAAACATTGTACTTGTATCTATCGAGCGCGCCGGGGACGCGAAACGCGCTGAAGATGAAAGTACCGAGTTACTGGAAAAAGCGGCGGATATGCTGGGAATAACCCCGGATCAAGCCCTGAAAATGGCAAATAAATCGGAGGCGAAAAAATGAAAACGATAAGCGTAAATGTGCAGATTACAAAGTGCCCGAAACAATACGAGGCGGTACGCCTGGGCGTGGAGGTTACGCTGGAGCCTGGAGAGAACGAGGCAGAAGCTATTAAGACAGCAGACCAGTTTTTGCGCGAGCAATACGCGGCGCTATACGGGCAACCGTTACAGACGGCTAAACCAGTACCAGCGGCGGCTCCAAGTAATCCGAAACAAGCGCCAAGCGTGGAAACGAAAACGGCTAAAGAACCTCCTGCAAGCGATAAGCGCGAGCGTTTAGAGTTTAGCGACAAACGCGTGCAGCAAATCGTAAGGCGTATGGAGGCGCAACCCGGTAGAGCTAAAGAAATCCTGGAGCAAACGCTTAAGTATTTCGACCCTACCGAGGAGGTAATGAAAACGTTAAATTTTGCAGCTAAATTAGTGTAGTATGAATGACTCAATTATGGCGGCAATTATAGGAGCCGCCTCTCTAAAAGACTACGGCCTTCACGCACAATTTGGAGCGTGGAAAGCCAACCAAAAACAAACCCGTAAGCACTTAAGACGGGCGCGCCTGGGTAAGTTCGCCAAGGGCAAAAGATAAACCAATTTATTAACCAATTAAAAAACCAAGTTTTTATGTTAACACCAAAAATCGGCGGTATCTTTGATTGCCGCAAGTATGACCAAAGCGGAAAGCTGGCACACGACCAGCGCCAACTTTTAGCAGACACGGACAACGTAACTTTTTCGGCTCTAATCCCGATAGACCAAGTGCCGGAGGTATTTATGACTAACGGAGCCCTGGACGAGTTCGCACGCCCGAAAGCGTCAAAGCGCGAGCGCGAGGCGGCGCAAGCTGAAAACCGCCAGCCCGTGTGCGACGTGGTAAGCGTTAAGTTTAAAATCGGCGCAAACTGCAAATGGTTTGACAAATACGCCCGTCCGTGCGAGCGTCCTACAAACGCGGAGCTGGAAAAAAACCGCTATATGGTTCAGCTGGATTTCACGAAAAAGGACAAAGACATGGCGCAACCGCTTAAGCCGTCCGGGTACTGGGTTAACTCTATTATGATAAACCCGATAGAGGCGAACCCGTTTGCAGGTCAAGCTTTCGAGGAGGATAACGACCCAGAAAACGAGCCCCCGGTAAACACACCCGCTGCGGCTCCAGCGCAAGCACCCGCAAGCGCTCCAGCTAAAGACGACCTGCCATTTGATTAAGTAAGGGCGATTTTAGGCGATTTGCGCGGCTTTTGCCGCCTGGGTGGTACAAGTTACCAGCGAAAGCACAAAAGCCCCGCAAATCGCAAATTTTACTAAAAATTTAATTTTGAACTATGGCAAAGAGGAATTACATAAACCCGCGAGTAATCGCTGGAACGATGGAGGCTTTGGAGAAATACAAAGCCGCGCACCCGCAAGATAAAACCCCAATGGCAAATGCTTGCGCCGGAGAGCCTAAAGAGCAAAAAGCGCGATACGTGCGCGCCGCGCAGCGTTTGGGCTGGAACGTGGTACGCAGCCAGGGACACGTTTACGAAAACGGGGTACTATTATGGTAACGGAAAACTACAAATGGACGCTGCGACACGGCGGGGGCAAACTGATTTGTCCGAAATGCGGTCAGCGGCGTTTCGTGCCTTACGTTTCAACCGCTGACGGCAAAACCCTGGCGGGATCCGAATACGGGCGGTGCGACCGGGAGCAAAATTGCGGGTATCAAAGGTACCCAGGCAAAGAGGTAAACGCGGACGGGATTACCCCGGTAGAGATTAAGCCGGAGCCGCCGTTACGATTTTACCCCGCCGCCGTGGTAGTAGATGCAGATACTCCCCTATTTGAATACGTAGCCAAACTGGTAGGAGTATCCAGGGCGCTGGATATTTGGAACCGCTACAAGATAGGGCGGGACGGCAAACGGACTGTCTTTTGGCAGATAGCAAAGGACGGGACAATAAGATCCGGAAAGAGTATCCCCTACAAAACGGACGGACACAGGGACAAAGACGACAAGTACCCGGCGAACTGGTTACACAAAGTCCCAGCCTGGAAACACTTACGCGAGGGCGTGGAGCTTCAGCAATGCTATTTTGGCGAGCACCTACTAAATGAGCAACCAACCGCCCCGGTGGTAATCGTGGAAAGCGAGAAAACCGCCGCCGTACTATCCCAATTTAGTAAGGGCTGGGTATGGCTTGCGAGCGGAGGTTCCCAGGGACTAAAGAACCCGGACAAAAACAAAGCCCTCCAGGGGCGCGAGGTTTGGCTTTTACCCGACCACGGGCAATACTGGAACTGGGCAACGGTAGCACACGAAAACGGCTGGCAGATTTTCGACCAAATAGAGAAAAATCCAATTTTCCCAGGTTGCGATATTTTAGACCTTTTGGAGGCTGGAGCCCTGGGTAAGGATTTACTAAAATTTAGTAAGCTATGAGCAAATTAACACAATACAATACAACCGACGGCGGCAGAGAAAACCCCTGCGAACTGGTAAGCGCTTTTATGATGTGGGAGCGCGACGGCGGGACGCTATCCAGCTGGCTGGAGCAATTCGATTTTGACACACGCGAGGAAATCGAAAAGGCTATCCGCTTATTTATCCGCACGGTTACGCTGGACGATTATATGCGCAAAAAGCACCTGGAGGAAGAGAACCCGTACGCCGCAGCCGTGTTTACCCGCTACTCTAAAATTATGACCGACGCTAACCGCCTGGATAAGTACCCGGTTTCGCTTTCGGGCGAAATATGGCACGGCGGATTTAGCCGCAAACGCCTGGAGAGTAGAACCGCCGCCCTTTTCGATAGTGTAACCCCGGACGCGTCAAAGTACGCAGAGGCTTGCGAACGTATTAAGCGCGTGTACTCGCTTACGGACGTGGACGTGGAGAAAATCCACTTTTTTGTAGAGCAAACGAAAGCCGGGGATAAGTTCCCGAATAGCTTGCGCCGGATGCTTTATATTTGGGGCTCAACAATGAAAACGGGAAAAACCACAAGCGCTACGATGCTGGTAAGCCTTTTGAACGGGGACACCGACGAAAGCAATATCGCGCGATACTCCAGCACCCTGGCTAACGAAATGCAAGTAAAATCTTTTGCCGTGCCTAAAATATCCGAGTGTAACGCCGTGCTAATGGATGAGTGCTTTTTCGCGGATATGGGTAAAATGTACGCCGATTTTAAGCGTTTTATTACCAGCTCAAACGGACGCGCACGGCTACCGTACGGACAAGAGTTTGAGTGGACGGGGCAGCCTAACTATATTGCTACGAGTAACGATAGCCTGCAAAAATTTATAAAAGACTGGAGCGACCGCCGTTACTTAAGCGTTGAGTTTAAGGCGAAACCTACCGAGCGTTTAAGCTTTGAGGAAATAAAAGCCCTTTGGGCGGCTTTCGTGCTCAATTCGCAAAGGACTAAAGACTGGAGCGCCTGGGCTGACGAACTTGCACCCGTGAGCGAGGAAAAAGGCGACCGTACCGAGGTAGCCGACGAGCTCGAAATAGACCTCCGTAAGCTGGAAATGCTGGAGCGCGTCCTGGCTATGAATACCCCAACAAAATCCCCCGCGAGCGCGCAAAACCACGTAGCCCTTAAAACGTTCGTGGACTGGTTCAGCGAGAGTATGGGAGTTATGGAGGCACACAAACGCCGGGCGGAGATAGAGGCGGCGGTTATTAAAGTGTACGGAGAGCGTTACTCTACTACTAACTACTGGCTGCTTACGTCCCTCCAGGAAACGGCGCAAAGATTGAAAAACGAAATAAATAACCCCGTCGCTACCGATGCAGGCGCGCAAGATACAAGCGCGCAAGCGGAGCCGGAAACCGACGATTTACCCTTTTAAGATATGGAGCTGAATAAATTGTATAATATGGACTGCCTTATAGGTATGCAGGAAATCCCCAGCGGCTCCGTTGATTTGATTATTTGCGACCCTCCGTACGGTACGATTAAAGGTATCGGAAAGAGTACCGACAAATTTAACAAAGACACCACCTGGGACGTGGTAATACCTACCGACCGATTATTTGACCAGTACACAAGAATTTTGCGGAATAACGGCACGCTGGTACTTTTCAGCCAGGAACCGTACACGATGCACTTGCGTACTTTTAGAGGCAAAAACCTGGAATTTTCGTACCCGATGATTTGGTTAAAGAATTACGCGGGTAATCCACTAAAAGCCAAAATCGCGCCGCTTTCAATGTTTGAAGATATAAGTGTTTGGCGCAAACGCGTAGATATTGTAAGCAAGGAACACCCGCTGCGACAATACGCCCGCGAACTTGTTAAGTATATCGGCAAAGATTACAAACAAGTAGAGGAGGATTTGATTAAGCGCGGAATACACAAACCCACCAGGGCGCAGCACTTTTTAGCGTACGACTGCAACCAGTTCCATCTTTGCACCTTTGAAACGTACGAGATACTTACCGAGGACTACAATTTGAGGAACTGGGGGGGATATCGGGAGTTTGCGGATATTAAAGCGGAAAACGAACGATTTATCGCGGAAAACGAAACCGGGGAGGATTTTATTTTCAATTTGCCGGACGGAAAGGCAAGCGTTTCCAATGTCCTGGAGTTCGCGAAAGATACGGACACCTGGCACCCCACGCAAAAGCCCCTGGCGCTAATCGCGCACCTTATACGCCAGTATAGCAACCCCGGCGATACCGTCCTGGATAATTGTATGGGGAGCGCTACAACGGCGGTCGCGGCTATACGCACCTGGCGCAACTGGATAGGATACGAAATGAATACCGAATTTTATAACCGGGCACTTAAACGTATCGACGAAACGATGCGCACGCCCACCTTATTTTGAGATTATGGAACAAAATGCACCGACCCGCGTTCACTGCTTTTTCGAGCAAAGCGGGACGTTTAAAAACGAATTTATTAAGCTGGGAATACCAGCGGAGGATTACGATATACAAAACCACTTTGGGCAGACTGACCACGTAATAGATTTATTTGCCCAAATAGAGGCGGCGTACGATGGTAAAGAGTCCGTGTTTGACACTATCAAACCCTCCGATTTAATAATGGCGTTTTTCCCGTGTATCTACTTTTGCGGATTTTCTCAACTGGCACAAACGTACTCTTGCTCAAACTACAAAGGTTTAACGGTGCACGAAAAGACGCAGTCGATAATTAAGCGCCAAGAGGATAGAACCTACTTTTTGGGGCTTTTAACAAAATTATTTTGTATAGTTTACGAACGCGATTTGCGTATGGTAGTTGAAAACCCCGCAAATTCTAACTTTTTGCTATTTCAGCAGAATTTTGTAGAGCCGTGTACTTTTATAGATAAGGATAGAACGACACGCGGGGACGTTTTTAAGAAACCGACGGCGTACTGGTTCGTAAATATCAAACCACACACACACACACACACACGCCAGCAAACGCTGAAAAGCAAAATCCGCAAAATATACAACGCCAAAAGCGCGGAGCGCGCGGGATTATGCAGCGAGGCGCGCAGTATGATTTCGCAAGATTACGCACGTAATTTTATATGCGATTTTATACTGGGAAAACGTCAAGCGTTTACGGATTTAGAACTTTTTAACGATTAAATTATGATTTTCGCAGTACACCCCGACGGTAATATATACCCAGCTCGCGAAATGCTGGATGCTTTCGAGTGGGCGCAAAGAAATAACCCGATATTTAGTTATTTATTAAGTTTGAACGTATCAAATACCCTACAAATATAACCAAATTATGAACTTACACGAATATCAAAAACGAACCGCTAATTTTATAGCGCAGCACCCTAACGCTATTATATCCGTGGATATGGGTTTGGGAAAGACCGCCGCTACTTTAGCCTGGCTGGACTGGTTCGCGCGCCGTCGTAATTACAACGTGCGAGGTATCATAATCGCACCCAAGCGAGTAGCGGAAAACAACTGGCTGCAAGAGGCGGAAAAGTGGGGGCTTAACACTTTATCCGGGCGTATGATTATTTGCGCCGGGACGGCTCAAAAGCGCGCGAAAGCCTGGAACAATGACGCCCGCCCGATTAAGATAGTAAGCCGGGACAATTTTAAGGACTACCAAAACCGCTCCGCCGATTTTCTTATTATTGACGAGCTGACCAGCTACAAGAACCCGGACGCGGCGCGAACGAAAGCCGCAGCTAGTATTTCCGCGACGTATAAGGTAGGGCTTACGGGCACGTTTTTAGCTAACGGCGCGATAGATATTTATGGGCAAGCGCAAGTAGTAGGGCTCGGCTGGGGTATGAGCTTTTACGGGTGGCGCGGTACGTATTTCCGCGATGCGCTGGCTGGTTCCGGGCTCCAGTTCCACAAATGGAGGCTTAACGGTTCCCTGGATGATTTACTTCTACCTATCCGCTCCAGTATCTTTACGTTAACGGCGGAGGATTACCTACAAATCCCGCCCGTAACCAATACCACCCACAAAGTAGAGGTTGGCGCGGAAATCCGCTCGGCTATTGCAGAGCTGGACGCGTTCCTGGTTACAGAAATAGGCGGAGAGATTTTGACGCTGGAGGAAAACCAAAAGTTTGCCAAACTGCAGACCCTTTGCGACGGGTTCGTATATACCGAGGAGGGGGAAAACGTTAAACCAATACGCGGAGAGTATAGCGCAAAGCTGGAGGCGGTGGCTGATTTTGTAGCTGACTGCAAAGACGCCGGGGAGCCAGTCCTATTGTTTTACGCTTTCCGAGAGGAGGCTGTATGGCTTTCCGAGCTACTGGAGGCGCGCGGCGTCAAATGGTACGGAGTGAAAAAGCCGGATTTCCTGGATAAGTGGAACGCCCGCGAAATTGACTGCCTTATAGCACACCCGGCGAGCGCCGGGCACGGCTTAAACCTCCAGCACGGCGGGCGCGTAATCGTGTGGAGTACGTTAACGTATAACTACGAACTTTTTGCCCAAGGTAACGCGCGCCTGGCACGGCAGGGACAAAGGAATAACGTACAAATTCACTATTTTGTAGCGTCCGACACTTGCGAGGAGAGAGCCGTAAGCGCGCTCCTACGGAAAGAGTCGGAGCAAAAAGAATTTTTAAATTTAACGAAACAATGAAAAAGTTACAAAACAATTTTACAACTCCGGAGCAGTCAAAAAGACTGTTGGAGTTAGGCGTTCCGGCAGATAGCGCGGATTGCTATTATAGCCATTATATTAAAACATATGCACATAGCGAATATACGGAAATACTATGGCATAGACCAAGATTTATAACAGAGGATAATAATCCAAATTGGAATGCAAGACTAATGGATGGTACGCAAACATACCAACCTTGTTGGTCGGTTGGTAGGCTGATTGAGATATATGAGATATGCACAAGTTGCTTGTTTGAGCGCAGAAATCCAAAACTTTCTATATTGGAAGATGTGATGTCGCAAATAAGCGAAGATATTATTGCAACAGATGAATGTTGGGACTTTTCAAAATTGGAGGAATAAGTTATGGCACAAAGAAAAACGAAAAGCCCGGTGCACGCCGGGGACGGGCACACTTGCGGAGAGTGTGCAAAAGGTGAGTGGAACACGGACTGCTTTAATTACAGAGGCGAACCGTTCCAAATTTATTGCGAGCATAGCACGTACGCGTATAGTAAGCGGCGCGCTTGCGCTACGTGTTTCGACAATACGCCAGCGTGCGAGTGTTTCAAAGCCGGAGATCGTCCGAGATATAGAACGAAAGGAGGAAACAATGAAACAAGAAGAACTGGAGTTGGAGCGTAGATGCAGAGCACACGCACGCGCAAACGGGTGGATCTGTTGCAAGCTGGAGAAAAACGGCTGTAAAGGGATACCCGACGACCTATTTATAAGCCAAGACCAGGTTTGCCACCTGGTAGAGTTTAAGAAAGACGAAAAGCAAAAACCACGCACGGAGCAAGCCGTTTGGCTGGCGCGTTTTTCGAAAATTGCGCACCTGGTAGGTAGTTTTGAAGAGTTCTGCAGGGTACTACAAATTGAGCCGCCGGAGCGAAAAAAATAAAAATTGCAGAGAGTACCGAGTTTTCTTTGTTTCCTATTATATACGTAAGTATCTAATAGGGATACAAAGGGCGCGGTATTTTTTTTTTTTTTCTAAAGTTTTAGAGCGCAAAAAATACTCTTATATATACATATACACACACGTA